GGGATTGGTGCGCGAAACTTATGATTTGGCCATCCGCAAGCGCAAGGCAGATTACAATCCTGCGCAGCCGCTAAAGGGTGTGATTAAGCCGGTAAAGGTGAAAAACCATGCACGTATTACCCGCCCCGCGCGTTTGGCCGAGTTAGTGCGCGCGATTGATGTTTATCATGGCACTTGGCAGGTGACGCTGGCGATGAAGTTTTTGTCGCTGACGTTTGTCCGGCAGAAGGAGTTGCGGTCAATGACTTGGGATGATGTCGATATTGACCGCAAGATATGGGTTATCCCCGCAGAGAAAATCAAGATGTCCCGCGATCACATCGTGCCGTTGTCGCGGCAAGCGGTTGAGGTTTTAATGGATGTGCAGCGTTTGGGTGGAGATAAGGGGCGGGTTTTTCCCGGACTACGTCCGGGACGCCCGATAAGTGAAGGTACGATTGTTACTGCGCTGCGCTCGATGGGATTTACGCAGGATGAGATGTGCGGCCACGGTTTCCGTGGCACGGCTTCAACGTTGTTAAATGAGATGGGTTACGACCATAAACATATCGATATGCAGCTTGCGCATTGGGATAGTAGTAGCGTCTCTTCTGCTTATAACCATGCGCTCTATCTCAAGCAGCGGACAGAAATCATGCAGGCATGGGCTGATTATCTCGAGGGGCTTCGCGCAGGTTCTTGAGCGCATCATCAAGTTCTGCTTGTAACGCTTCCGGTAGTTCCGGCGCGGGGTAGGGATGCCCTGCAGCGCGGATAATCCAAGCGTCAACTACCGGCTCAAGCCAAAAGAGGCGGCTGCCGATTTTTCTTCCCGTCGGCACTTGTCCGTTGGCTATCATTTGGTCAAAGGTGCGCAAGCTCAATCCTGCCCGCGCGGCAAATTCTTTGCGTGAGATGTTTCTTATCATGTTCTCTCCTTTGTAAATCTCTCGGATTCAGAGGATTTGATTTCTTGCCCATGTAGCGGGCATCCCGCCGTTATCCAAAATCCCAGTTCTTCTCCTCCCATGATGCCCCTGCCGTGGGCGTTATCCAGCACGGGGCAGGTGCAGCCTTGTTCGATTGCGGCGTCGCTGCCGGGGTTGGGTGTGGTCATGGTGTGCCTCTCATTTCATCGCTGATTGCATTTTCTGGTGTGTCGTCGCGTTGTGCGTTGTTGTGCATGGTTTTTTTCTTTTCATAGCTACTGTTATTTACCCTGAAATTTAATGAATTGGGCAAGATTTGGCGGCGAGTAATCCTTTCCCTTCATTATTTTCCCGTTTCCGTCTCGTAATGCTTTGCCGTTTTCGAACTTACTCCAGTTGCTGCGATTCACTTCAGCAAGCGCTCCCTGTAAATCGTAGCCAAGCACGTAAGCCATACCGATACAGGTGATAATCACGTCGCACAAATCATCTAATGTTGCAGCCGCATCGGTTATTTGTATTCGGGTTGCCCCACTTCTCAACTGGTTCTTTAGGCTATATAGGGGTGTTTTATAGTTGTCACATCCAAGATGTGAAACAAATTCCATTGTTTCTTCTATAACGCAGCTTGCCTGCACATTCTGGTCGAAGATTCCAGGTGAAGGAACTGCTGTGCGGAACCAGTTTTCAATATTTTTAATGATGTCTGTTTGTTTCATTATTTGCTCCTGTAATTCGGGAGCCGCTTACGGCGGCAAGTCGGCATCGTCAGCGAAAGAAGCACCACATGTGGAGAACCAAGAAAACCCTCGCCCAATGCTGCGGCGGTTTTTTCGGACACTCGCCGCTTGTCCGTTCTTTCAACTTAAGGTGTGTGAGTTATTCCCCGTCGGTTTTCCCTGCCACCGCCCGCGCCAGCCACGCATCCCAGCGGTCGAGATTGCGCCCGGTGATGGTGTCCCGGTAGCCGGTCTTTTCGTCATGGTGGCGCTGGTCTATGGGTAGCAGGCCGCATTGTTTCTGCCATGCCTCAAAGGCTTCGCGCTCGGCGATGATGTCCACTTTTCCCGCGTTCGCTTTGATGCGGTCGTAAGCCTTTTCCCATTCGGTTTTTTCTGCCATTTTTTTTGCGGCGGG